GCCCCCGCAGGCCTCCGGGGGCCGGTGCCCCCGCGGGATGACGACGAGGATCGCTTCGGCTCGACCGGCTACCGCCCCGGCCCCCGCGGGGAGAGCTGATGGAGACGCAGTGGTGGCAGAGCGACGAGGACGATCACCGCGCCCTCGACATCGCCCGGCAGATTCGCGACCGGCAGACCGATCGCGACACCATCCTGCTCGACGCCGCCTGCCTCTTCGACGACTTCCCCTCGCTCGGCTTTGCGCCGGCGCAGTACTCGGTGCGACGCACTGCCAACCGGCAACGACTGAGCCTCAACGTCGTCCGCAGCTGCTGCACCACCGTGCAGAGCGAGGTCATCCAGGCGCGCCCTCGGCCGATGTTCCTCACCACCGACGGCGACTGGTCGGTGCGGCGCAAGGCCCGCAAGCTCACCCAGTTCATCGAAGGCGTCTTCGCCGAGGCTGACTTTGACCGCCTGGCCGCCCGGGCCGCCATGGATGCCGCTGTGTTCGGCACCGGCTGCGTCCGCGGCTTCCTCGATCACGGCCGGCTGCGCTTCGAGCGCGTCTACCCGTGGGAGGTGTGGGTCGACGAACGCGACAGCTACTACGACCGGCCCCGGTCGATGTACCTGCTCCGCTACGTCGACCGCGACGTGCTCGCCGAGCTCTACCCCGACCACCGGGCGCTGATCGAGACCACCGGCGGCGACTCGGGCGGCTGGCGCTGGCGCGACACGGTCGCCGACCAGCTCCTGGTGGTCGAGGCCTGGCACCTGCGCACCGGCCCCGAGTCCGGCGACGGCAAGCACGTCATCGCGATCGAGGGCACCACGCTCTTTCGCGAGGAGTGGCCCCACGACTGGACGCCGCTGGCGTTTTTGCGCTGGCGCGACCCGCTGCAAGGCTTCTGGCCCCAGGGGCTGGCGATGGAGCTGGATGGCCTGCAGACCGCCATCAACAAGCTCCTGCGCTCGATCGACACCGGGCAGCACTACAACACCTACCCCCGCATCGCCGTCGAGCGCGGCAGCCGCGTCGTCAAGAACCACCTCGGCAACGAGCCGGGGATCATCTTCGACTACACGGGCACGCCCCCGACGGCGCTCGTCTTCCCCGCCGTCGCCCCCGAGATCTATGCCCACCTGCGGCAGCTCTACCAGTGGAGCTACGAGATCTCGGGCGTCAGCGCCCTGACCGCCCGCGCCGAGGCCCCACCGGGGCTGCAGAGCGGCGTCGCGATCAAGACGAACAGCTACCTCCAGAGCCGGAGGATGCTCGACTTCCAGCGCAATTATGAGCGCCTGTTCCTCGACGGCGCCCGCATCGGCGTGCGGCTGATGGAGCACGCCGCCAAAGACGACAAGGCCTACGAGGTCGTCTACCAGAGCAAGCACCGGGTCGAGCGCATCGCCTGGGATCGGGCGAAGCTCGACGAGTCGAGCTACGCCCTCAAGGTCTTCCCGGTCTCGGCCCTGCCGTCGACGCCGGCCGGGCGGCTGGACGCCATCATGGAGATGGTCAACTCGGGCTTTGCCAGCCAGCTCGGGATCCAGCCGCAAGAGATCCTGCGGCTGCTCGACTTCCCCGACCTCGACCAGGTGACCCGCGCCGTGAGCGCGAGCGTCGACCTCATCGAAGACATCCTCGAGCAGCTGCTCGACGGCACCGACTACATCCGACCCGAAGAGTTCTTCGACCTCAACCTCTGCATCCTGCTCGGGGGCCGCACCTACCAGCGCTGGCGCCTCGAGAAGGTGCCGTCCGAGACCTGCGATCTGCTGCTCCAGTGGATCGACGAGGCTCGCGACCTGAAAGACCAGCTGGCCGCGGCGGCCGCCGCCAAGGCCGCCCCTCCGCCCCCGCCTGGCCCTGGCGCCGCGGGCCCCCTCCCACCCCCTGACGCCGCGATGCCGCCCCCCGGCCTCGCCGCATGAGCCTCACCATGGACACCGTCGCCCCCGCAGCCGCCCCCGCCGAGACGTCCACCGACGCCGAGGTCGAGATCCCGGTCACCCTCGAAGGCATGCCGCCCGAGGACGGCGCCGCGCCCCCCGCGGACGCCAAGCCGGCGCCTGCCCCCGAGACCGCGGCGCTCAAGGCCGCCAACCTCGTGCGCAAGGCCGCCGAGGCCAAGACCGCCAAGGTCGAGGCTCGCGAGGCCGAGCTGGCCCAGCAGGCCGCCCGCGTCGAGTCCGAGACCAAGCGCCTCGCCGAGACCATCGAGTTCGCGAGCAAGGTCCGCTCGATGGCCGGCTCCGACCTGGCCGGGCTCTTCGACCTGCTGGGGCTCAAGCCCAACGACATCGCCGCGGCGATCACCGGCGCCGAGGCCGATCGCCCCTCGCGCGAGATGCAGGAGATGCGCGACGAGCTGAAGAAGCTGCGCGAGGAGCGCGACAACGACGGCAAGGCCAAGGAGACCGAGGTCAAGGCGCACGAAGAGCGCACCTTCCTCAGCGCCATCGCCGCTGACAAGCACCCCGAGCTGAGCCTCTACCTCGAGACGCGCGGCGCCGGGTCGGTGCTCGAAAACGCCTACGGGATCGTCGACATGTTCCGGCAGAAGGGTCGCAAGGGCGACTGGACGAACGCCGAGATCCTCGACGCCCTCGAGCAGGGTGCCAAGGCCTACCACGCCAAGATCCGCGGGGGCAGCAAGCCCCCTGCGGCCCCGCCTGCCCCTCGCAACGCCCTCACCGGGGCCGCCGCGAGCGCGAGCGGCGGCGGCACCCGTCCGATGAGCGACGACGAGCGGCATGCCGCTGCCATCGCGAAGGTCCGAGAAATCATGAAGAGCGGCGCAGCCGCCTGAAAGGAGCGCGACGATGACCGAATCGTTGACGATGGCCGCGGCAAGCGCGGCACTGAAGATCAAGTGGCCGACAAACAAGCTGGTGCAGGAGTTCTACGAAGAGAGCCCCACCGCCAAGCAAATCCCCATCGACCTGTTCTCGGGGCAGGACGAGATGCGGCTGCCCATCCAGTACGCGATGAGCGCTGGCCGCTCGGCGGTCCTCTCGACCGCCATCGCGAACATGGCCGCCACCGAGCAGACCGTGTTCAAGCTGACGACCTCGAAGGACTATGGCGCCTTCAAGATCGACAGCGAGGCCATCCTCGCCGGCATGTCGCCCGAGGCCCTGGTCGACCTGCTCGACAACCAGACGAAGAGCATCATCGCCAACCTGCGGCGCTCCTTCTCCAACGACATTTTCCGCGACGGCTCGGGCGAGTGCGGTCGTGTCGGCAGCATCCCCGGCGCCGGCTCGTTCATCCTCAAGAACCCCGAAGACGTCTGCAACTTCGAGATCAACAAGAAGTTCAAGGCGACGGCCAACAAGAGCGCCGAGCGCGTGGGCGTGGGCACCGTCACCAACGTCGATCGCGACACCGGCACGATCACCTACTCGGGCACGATCACCAGCTTCGCCGCCGACGACTACGTCTACGCCGAGGGTGACTTCAACGCGAAGCTCAAGGGCTTCGACGCCTGGAACCCGATCACGGCGCCAGGCTCGACCGCCTTCTTTGGCGTCGACCGCTCCGTCGACGTCGTGCGCCTGTCCGGCTGGCGCTTCGCCGCCGACGGCTCGACCGCGCTCGAGGTCGTCGAGCGCGCCCTCACCCGCGGCAGCCGTCACGGCAGCCAGCCCGATCGCATGGTCTGCAGCTCGGACTTCGCGAGCCAGATCCGCCGCAACATCGGCGACCGCATGCGCGTCACCAAGATGGAGAGCCCCTCGACCAAGGTCGTGCTCGACATCGAGAGCTTCAGCGTCGGCGGCCGGTCGGTCGTGCTGGTCGAAGACTTCCAGTGCCCCGCTGGCCTCGTCCGCTTCTGGAAGAACGGGACCGTCAAGGTGTACGCGAGGAAGAAGCAGATCCCCATGATTCTCAACGCGGACGGCAACGACATCCGCGCCCACGCCACCGACGACGCCTACGTGGGGCGCATCGGCTACTACGCCCAGATGGGCTGCGACTCGCCGCTGCACCTCGGCGTTCTCTCGGGGGTGTGAGATGGCGACCCCGGAGACCAACTTCTTCAAGTTCGACCTCCAGGCGGCCCAGCAAGGGCTCGTGCCGCTGGTCGGTCGCCTGGTCGGTGCCGGGGCCGCCGCCCCCGTTGCCGCCGACATGCCGTGGGTCACGAGCGTTGCCCGCAACGGCAGCACCAAGCGCGTGACCCTCACGCTCAACAAGCGCTTCTACAAGCTGGTCTCGTGGTCCTGGGGGTACGAAGACACCAACTACGGGACCGCTGCCACCCGCAAGTACCCCGTCAAGGTCAGCGACAACGTCAACAGCGCCACCGCGCCGACCATCGTCTTTCAGTTCGAGGACGGCACCGACGGCCAGGCCAACGCCGCTGTCGACCTCGCCACCACCCAGGCGATCTCGCTGACGCTCTGGATGAAGCAGACGAGCCAGAGCCCATGAAGGACGACAAGAAGAAGCTCGACCTGGTCGTCGCCCTCGGCGGCGGCAAAGACGTCCCCGAGGCCAAGGGCAGCGGCGAGGTCGAGGGAGAGCCCTCGAGCGAGACGAACGAGGCCCTCGTGGCGGCGGTCAAGGCCTTCCGCGAGGCCCTCGAGTCCAAGGACGACGAGGCGGCGGCCGCCGCCCTCGAAACCGCTGTCGCGAGCTGCTGAGGTGACCCATGGAGACGACCGTTCGACGGAGCGAGATCGCGGATCGCGTGAGGACTGCCGCCCGGCAGGCCAACGTCAACGGCTTCATCTCCGACACCGAGCTTAACCGCCTCATCACCGAGGGGGCGTACGAGCTGTACGACCTGCTGATCGCAGCCCGCGGCGCCGAATACTACTCGACGGTCTACGGCTTCGCGACCGAGGCAGACGTCTCCGACTACGACCTCCCCGACGACTTCTACCAGCTGCACGCCATCGCCCTGAACGACACGGCGCCGACGGTGGTGACGGTGGACTCTCGCGCCGTCACCACCTACCCCACATCCGGCTGGCGTGAGCCCCCGCGGTTCCGCCCCTCGGACCTGTGGACCAAGCTGAACAGCCGCGGCGACGCCGTCGCCCACCTGGCCTACTCGACGACGGGGCAGCAGGCTGACTACGCCGCCACGGTCCCCCAGGCGCGGATTCGGTTCTACCCCACGCCCACCAAGGTTTTTAGCGTCAAGCTGGTCTACCTGCCGGTCTGCATGCACGTCGTGCAGGTCAGCCCCACCGACGTCTACTACGACGGAATCAACGGCTGGGAGACCTTCGTGGTGGCCCACTGCGTCGCCGAGCTGGCCGCGATGCAGGAGCGCGACCCCTCGTTTTACCTGAGCAAGAAAGCCGAGCAGGCGGCGAGGATCGCCAAGCTCGCGGGCGACCGCGACGAGGCCCAGCCGGCCCACATCGCCAACCGCCGCCGCGACGCCACCGACCTGCTCAGCCGCCAGCGGCGCCAGGGCACCTTCGATGGCGACGGCGCCGAGGAGTGGTGGCCGTGGCCGGTGTGACGCTGCCGCAAGCCGAGCCCGACGCCGCTGGGTGGCAGAAGCTGTTGCGCCTCTGGCGCGACAAGCTCAACGCCGTCCTGGCGCTCCCTCACCTGCCGGTGCCTGGCTCGTTCCAGGTGCTGCGGGGGCTCGCCATCGCGACCTCTCTCACCAAGGTCCGCCACGGCCTGGCCGGCGCCCCCACCGGATGGCTCGTGCTCCGCACCTACGGCACGGCCGCCGCCGCGGTGACCGAAAACCCGGGGTTCACCACCGCCACCGAGATGCAGTTCATCGCCTCAGCGGCTTGCAAAATTGACCTTCTGGTGTGGCGCTGATGGCCCTCACCCAGCTGCCCCCCATCGCCATCCCGCCGAGCGGTGGCCTCACCGAAGAGCAGGGGAAATACCTGCCGTCGGGGTTCCACCAGATCGACAACTGCGTCTTTTCGAAATTCGGGCAGGTCGAGAAGCGCCACGGGTACGGGGCGCTGGGGGGCAACGAGACCTTCTCGGACGGGGTCAAGCACGTCGATGTGCGGGGCAACGAGCTGGTCATGGTCTTCCCGGCGGGGGGCACCTCGAGCGTCGCCGACCCGGGGCACTACCTCTACTCCTGGGCTTCGGGCCCTGGCGCCTGGATCGCCCGATGCCCGGTGCCGCGTCTGGCCGTGCGCCGCTACCCCGCCGTCCGCTCCGGCGCCGATCTGTCGGTGACGCTGCCCCAGGTGGCCCGCATCGGGACCGTCGAGGCCTACCTCTACAACGCCGACGGCGACCAATACCTGCGGGTGGTCGACACCGACAGCGGCACCGTAATCCTGGCCGACAGCAAGCTGCTCTCGGGCGTCGCGAGGGCCCGGCTCTTCGTCGAGTCGGGGCTCTTCGTCTTCGTCTGGATCACCGGCGCCGGCTCACTCCGGTTCGGCACCTACGACCCCGCAAACTTCACCGTCGGCTCGACCCGCACCGTGGCCGCGCTGGGGGGCACCGCCATCCACTGGGACGCGGTGCCGACGGCCGCCGGGTTCTTTGCCGTCGCGGCCGTCGTGGGCGCCGACATCCAGGTCAAGCGCGTCACGACCGCTACCGGCGCCACCAGCGCGTTTACCAGCGAGTTCGGGCGCGGCGGGCTGCTGGTGGGGCTCGGCTACCTGCCCGGGTACGCCTTCCTGTCGATGGTCTTCCACGACAACGCGGGCGA